CTGACTTAGCACCAAATATATTTTTTCCACCTTTTTCCATGAGAATCATAGGGCCACTAATCACATGACGAACAGCAGGATTAGTAAGGTCTATTTCTTGATCAGGTTTTAATCCAGTTCTTTGAGCGACAAAATTAATATAGCCTTCAGTATCGTTTTTATCTTGTGGAGGAGCATAACGGCTAATCACTCCTCTTAGCGTATTAATGTTATGTTTTGTTCCATAAATCCTAAGATTGTCATCCATAGCTTTAATACCTTCTTCATAGCTAGAAGGTTGTTGAAAGCCTGTAGATGATCCAACTGGTCTTAAATTGCCAACATTGTATTGATTGACACCGCCAACAGGATTAGCTTGTGGGTTAGGCTTTGCTTGCCCACCCATTAAGAATTGGCTAAAATTATCCATTACAAAGTTCCTGTTTGGACTAATTTATTAATATTGTTGTATTTTTCATTAAAAATTTTAATTTGTTTTGGATCAGTTCCTAATAATTTATCTCTAGCTTTGGCTTTTTCTTCAGCAGACAATTTTGGATCATTAAAAATATTCATAGCTTGAAATATTTTGGTATCCGCATTGTTTGACCACATTTGTTTAAATGCGTTCATATTGTTATCACCAAATTTTTGAGTAAATTTTTCAGCAGCAGCAGCTTGCATTTCAATATTGTGCATATCTGCTTTAGCTCTTTGGGCAATTTTAATTAAAGTTTCAGGAGGATAGGTGTAATCACCATTTGCTGCTGAACTTAAATTTTTATCTGCATCAGTTCTTAATCCAAGAGCTTGCATATTGCTTAAAGTAGTTTGTGCAAGGTTTTTTGATAATTCATAATAAGTTGGATCTCCAACCCAAGTTGCAATTTTTCTATAAGCTGCTCCAAAAATACCACTTGTGGGAGCTGAAGATTTTTCAAGTTTTTCTGCTACTTCAATTGTTTCATCTATATTTCTGCGTTCTGTTGCCATATTTGGCAAACGAGATACAAGATTATTTCTAAATTCAGTTCCAAATTTACGATCTGCATCTTCTTGCGGAAGTGCTGTAAAGGCTTGACCAGCCTGCCTTACTTGATAAGACAATGGAACTGGCTTGCTAAATTCTGATTTAACTGGTTGGCTCATATCTTGAGGTTGAACACCAGTTTTAGGAGCTGTAGTAGGAGCAACAGCAGGAGCTGTAGCAGATGGTTGAGTTCCTTGTTTATTAGGCTGATAACCACTTTCAGGCAATTGTGATGGCAATATACCGCCTGGATATACCTTTTGAAGTTGGTCTTGAGCGCTCAAAGTTTTAGACAAACTCATAGCCAACCAAGCTCTTAGTTCAGTTGACGATCCGTTTACTGGAACTCCTGATAACGCTTGATTTACAGCGCTTTCAGGAGTATTCATTCTTTTAGCGTTTTCTTTTACAGCATTTACAACATCATCAGAAGTTAAGTCAGGTTTTGTCAAAAGACCTTGAATACTTTGAGTAACTTGAGTTGTATGTTTTAAAGCATTTTCTAAGGTTGCACTATCCGCTTGCATTGTTGCAGTTTGAGCTTGTGCTTGACCTTGTTGAATTGCTGAAGGTAATAAAGCCTTTTCTCTTTGAAAAGCAGTAGAAGTTCTTCCAAGATCAACCATTTCTTGAATAGACATAGCTTTAGGAGCTTGTGTATTTCCATAAATACTTGGATCAGTTAAAGTGCTTAAAGCTGGCATATTATGTCCTTACTATTATGTCTTCATATTTAGAGAGCTTAAATTACCACCTGATTCGGTTGGCCCTACTTGATTTTGGTATGTATAACCAGTATTTCTATTTCCGCTTATTCCCATATTTTGATATGGATTTTGATTTTGATTCATAGCGTAATACATTCCAGCGTTGCCTATTGATTGAGCTGTATTTCCATAAATATTGCCTTGAGCTATTTGAGAAGCTGCTTGTGCATTTCCTCCAGCAGAAGTCAAACTTGCAATATTAGTTCCAGTTCCAATCATTGCATTGGCTTGACCAGTTGTTGCTGTCATACCAAAGTTAGCAATATCTTTTAAATTAGAGAAAATGTTGCCTCTTTGAGTTTGAAATTGGTTAAAAGCATTAGCGTATTCGCCTGAAGCAAAGTTTTGGGTATAGTCTTGCAAGCTACGCAAAGCGTTACCGCTTACAGCTCCACCAGTTACATTTGATGCCATTAAATTAGCTTTTTGACCTTGACCTAATCTAAAGTCATAGCTTGGTGCTAAATATTGATTTAAATCTTGATTAGTAAATTGTTTAGTAAAGTAAGGATCTTCAGACATCTTATTAAGAGCTGTAACTCCTTTAGATACATAAGGAGCGTAAACATCAGCAGCTCTTTCACCAGTTTCTAATAGCTGACCTTGCGCTCTAGCTTGAGCATCCGCTTGAGTTTTAGCAGCGCTTTTAGCGCCTTGGCTTGCCATGTAGCCTGAAGCTACTGATCCTACTACGATAGCTGTTGCGACTCCTGACATTTAATCTCTCCTTATTGCAATACTCAAGGCTTGTCGATAATCAATAGTAATTTCTTCGCCTAAATTACCCCCTTGACACCCATTTATAGCCTTTTTTGCCACTAAATCAATGTCATTATTATCTCTCAAAACCATAATTCCGTTAGCATTTTTTGAATGATTTGTATATCTGCCAATAGGAGTTCTTTTGCCATTTAATCTTGAAGGAGCAATAAGCTCTCCTTCTTTAAAATTACCAGTAGCAAACACTCCTTTTCCATCAATTTTTGAGTTGGCTACCATTACTTTGTAATTGCCAAAAGGCATAGGAATCTGATCGTCTGTATTTTCTGTCTGTTTTCTGACAGTTTTATGGTCAAACCCAAATTCAGCAATAGCTAAGTAATAGTCAGCAATGTCGGAAGAATGGTCTAGGGTAAGCAACAGTTTTTGTGAGCTTTGATGATCTTGCCAAGTCATGCTTTTAAGCAAAAACATATTCTCCAGCTTTTCTATGTCTGTTTCGCTTGTAGCGTAAACATTTTGCCAAATCATATCTTCATGGATATAGCCTATTTTTCTTCCAGCTTTGGCTACAAATGTCTGTGGAGCAACAAGCTCCGTATGAGAACCATCTTCATTCACCATAGTTACTCTACCAGCAAGCATAATGTTTAAATGCTCGGTTTTTTGGTAATGACCTATGGAGAATGTTCCTGCTGGAATCCTTACTTCTCGGATGTAAATATCAGGAGCAAAGTGATGCGTAACAGGACAATCAGCTTGTTTTTCTTGTAAAAAGTGCTTTTCTAAATTTTGCACCTTTTCTTCTGTTATGACTTGAATATTAGACATTGTAGTAAGGCACTTTATAGATTTTGCCGTTTACTGTCATTTCAATAAATCCAACAGGGTTAGCTGGTAAAACAGCTCCACCAGCCGTTGCTGAAGGAGATGTTCTAGTAAAGTTTAAAAGATTGGAAAAGAATATTTGCCAAGCTCTAGTTGGTCTTTTGGTTTGCTCATCCATAAAATCAGTCTGAGGATAAGGATTATCTTGGGATGGCCCATATATAAGATTAGCCATTAATTTTCTCCAACAGAGGCTTTTAGGTTAGCCGACACAATGACAGCTTTGACAGGATCTGTAACTACTACCTCATATATACGATCTCTAGCTTGTCCTAATCTGCGCCAAATAATACGATTTTGGTATTTACCGACTTTACCAATTCCAGCCCAATGTTCATTAGACCAAGTAGAACCACCATCATTAGACCAACGCAACATAGCTTGAGGGTTTATACCTATGTCGTTATCTCCCAATGGAAAGGTTTCTATGCCTTGCAAACCTATGCCAGGTTGAAATTGAATCTGCAATTCATCAAAATATTGCCTTTGAAAGTCAGCTACTAAATGAGGACACCTTCTCATTCTTCTTATGTGATTACCATTGTCTGTGTAATTATTAGGATCTAAGCGATAAATTTGCCCATTTTCATAATCCCCAACTAAGAACTGGTTTTGGAACAAAGCTCCACAATTGGATCTGTGCCGTTTGTAGTTGTTTTGAGTATCAGTCCAAAGCCATTTATGCCAAAGTTGAGTTGCTCCATCATAAACCCATGTTAATTCAAGAGTTGGAAAGCTAACAACATAGCACTCATGTCCTTCCAATTGGTAGGTATAAGCTACGGCATCACTAATAGTTTGATTTACCAAAGTGTTTTCTACTGCATGAGTAGAAATACGCTGTGGAAAATAACCATTCATTTGAACAATAACCGCTTGACCACGATCATTTCTAGACACATAAACAAACGAATTAGCAAATCGAGCCATTGAAAATTGAGCTGCTATTCCATGCTGTGATGATGCGCCTGGTATTCTTTGGAAAGGAAATGGAAAAGTTCCAACATCTGCCCAAACTTCAGAAGTCTTTTCACCTAACAAATAGATTTGACCATGATCGACTATTAATGAAACTAAATCGTCAGGCCCTGTAAATTTACTAGCAAAAGAAAGACCATAAGTAATTGGAGAAAGAACATCTGAAGCAGCGTATTGTTGAGTGTCAGGTCTGTTATAAATAAAGTAGTTATCAACTATATCGACTACAGAACCACCAGCAAAAGCTCCATCTGTAGATGGAAGTTCACTAAAATTTAAGCCATACATAGTTATAGAACTAATAGTTTGACTATTGTTTATGACATAGTTACCAGTTGAACCAGTTCCTGTTCCAAAAGTTAATGTTAAAGTTAATCCTGTTCCTGAACCATCAGAAGTAGTCGATACATTGTTTGCAGGATTAGCAGTATATTGACCTGAAAAAGTTCTTGTAAGTCCTGTAACATTTCCTGTACCGCCTATTGAAGTAACTGTATAAGTAGCAGGACTAGAACCATAAACACCGCCTAAAACAGTTATATTTTCGTTTACACCATAACCAGTTCCTGCTGTTGCAATAGTTTCGCTTAAAACAGTTCCGCTACCTAAAGCTGTAATAATGGTTTTAGGGGTTATTCCAGTTCCTGTAATTGTTTGACCAGCATACAAAGTTCCACTAGCAACAGCCGAAACAGTTAAAGTTGTTGTTGACATAGATCCTGTCAATACAGCACCTACTGTTGCTGAGTTCATTTGGATTGCAGGAGTAATAGTATGACTTTGATTAATAGTCCAAGATGTTCCTGATCCAGCCGTTATAACTGTTTGATTGGATATTCCAATACCAAATAAAGACTGACCTACAGCTATTGTTCCGCTTAAAACTAAAGTTACAGTAAGAGTAGTTCCGCTAATTGTTCCTTTAAATACAGCAGAAGCAGGATTAGAAATGCGCCAAGTGTAACGATTAGAACCATCTACGATATAGACATTTAAACCATTATCAGTAATGCCTACTTGACCAGTTGAAGTATTTAACTGACCTACAATTGTTGCAGTAAATGTTGAACCCATTACATAAACATAAGGGCCACATACCGCAACCATATAATCTCCACCTGAAACAGTTCTCATGCCCCTTACTTGTTGAGCATTTTGAAGGGTTACAACATTGGTAAGTCCTGGTGTTGGATAAAGAGCAATAACCTGTCTAGCGCCTTGTGGAAGGGTAGGATCAATTTCAGGTCTAAAGTTTATGCACTCCTGAGCATCTTGATAGATGGAAGGAGCTTCATAAGCTGCGCCAACAAAGTTAAAGTCTGCCATTTTTTAGCTTTATCTAAAGAAACCGCCACTAAGAATCCAACCAGCATCTTTTTGTCTGCTTGAAAGCATTGCATCTGCAAACTGAGCTGATGCCATAGGTTTCATATTGGTTCGTTTTAAAGTTGCTTTAGCTTGAGCTGCGTAAGCATTAATCATTGTTATTTGCGTTGCAGAGGCTTTGCCATACATAGGCATTAAACGCTCTGCCAAACACCATCTGAGCGCCATTGAATAGCCTTGTGGAAGCACTATATCGTCATACATAGTGCCGTAATTGCTAAACAAGGTCTGAGCAAATAAATGTACTTCTCCCTGTGAAGGGTTTGGCCATAAGAACACATTTCCTGATTGCTCATTTGGATTGAAATAGACTGCCTTTGGCCATGGGCCATTAAGCGTTTTTAAACCAATTGAGTTGTAGTTATCCAAAGCCAAAACTGCCATTTGGTAATCTAAACCACCATTGTAAATAGGTTGACCATTAGAGCTAGTATTTACCCTTACATAAGCACTATCAATTCCTAGTGGTTTTTGATAGTAAGCAGTAATAGTAGAAGCAACAATAGTTCCAGTTATGGTTGTAGAAGAAACAGTCTGCGAAGCGCTAACTGTATAAGTTCCAGTTCCACCAGTTCCTGATACAAGAGCTGAAATAGTTGTTCCTACTGTTACTCCAGTTCCGCTAATTACAGAACCTACATTGACAGCACCTGAAGTCATAGCTGTAACAGTAAGCGTTGTTCCTGAGATTGAACCAGTAAATACAGGAACTTGAGTAGGTTGAGTAATGTTTAAAAGGTAAGTTCCTTGTTCATTTACATTACCACCAGCTCCTGTCAGATTACGAACAATACGAGTTCCGCTAGTAACACCTTGACAGGTTAAATATTGACCTTGAGCTACAGCTCCTGAATTTATGCCAGTAACTGTCAAAACATTGCCTGAAAAAGTTCCTGTAAAAGAAGATCCAATAAAGTTAGCTGTAGAAGGATCAGGGCCAATGGTGTATTGCACTTGACCAGCTACAACAGGAAAAATGATCTCCGTAATGTTGAAAACCATCATATCTTCGTTAGACCATTGGTCTATAAGGTCATTCATTAAATCAAAAGCATCTTTAGCAGAATCTGCTGTAGGTTGTTCTCCAGCTTCCAAAGCTCCTATGTCTTTTAATGAGCGACTAATAATGTCAATTGGTTTGGTCATAATAGTTCCTATTCAATAGTAAAAGTATTTGCTAACCAAGGAAATTCACTTTTTTTACTATTATTTAATGCTTCTAACTGTTTGTCTAAATTCAATTTTATGATGTTTACATCATTTTTGGTAGTATCTTGATCCAACCAACGAATTAAATCTTCTTCTTTAATTTCTGAATAAGGCTTAACAATTGTTCCTTCAGAGAAAGAATGATAGCCTTGAGTTTTGACAGTATTTGTTTCATTTTGTGCTTTCAATAAAAATTGAACTTCTGTAATATTTTCGTTTTCAGAAAAAACTTTTAAAATTGACCATTCATAATCAATCATTTATTTCTACCCAAGAAGTTGTAGCTTCATCCCAAGTATATTTCTTAGGGTTTTCTGCCGTACCTATATCGGTAGGATACGGAACTGGAGAACTCCATAAACAAGTTTCTTCACTCATTATCCAACTTGGGAATGGTTGTGGTGGAATAAAGGCATCTCGTTGGCTGTCATATGTGTAACCAATACCAGCATAGTTTTTACGCAATGGTCTGCCTTCAGGATGTTGTCCACCATGTGTATTGTAGGAAGTCTGAATCCAACCTGTACCAAACAAACCAGTATCAATAACATCTTGTTCAGCAACAATCACTTGAGTTACTAATCCGTTTTCTATTTTTGCAAAATGACTCATGTCATGCCTCAGAATGTAATTGAACCTGACGAGGTGAATGTATAAATTTTATTACCACCTGTATTAGAGAATGAAGGTGAACCAGTTGTAGAAGCAGCGTTATCAAAAGTATTTGGGTAACTAATAATTACAATACCTGAACCGCCAGCACCGCCATTTGTTACAGTATATTGCCAACCAGCACCACCACCACCACCTGTATTTGCTGTACCAGGAAGTCCATCTAAAGTAGCAAAGCCACTATCACCACCACCACCTGTTCCACCTGCATTTCGACCACCTGCTGAAACAGCACCGCCACCACCACCTGCCCTAGTTACAGAACTGCCTGAAATAGATGATGTCGAACCATCACCACCTCTAGCATTACCATTAGTTCCACCAGCTTGACTAGCGCCACCGCCACCACCACCAGCGGAGCTAGTTCCACCAGCTTGTCCATTGTTTCCTTGACCACCAGTTCCTGAACCACCACCGCCACCACCATATTGTCCACCACCGCCTGAACCACCACTACCGCCAGCACTTGTAGAACCTGAACCACCACCACCATAACCACCACCAGTAGAAGTTATAGAACTGAAAACAGAATCAGAACCAGGTGATCCGTTTGAACTTCCTGGAGCACCACTACCGCCACCACCTACTGTTACTGTAAGACTTGATCCTGGGGAAACAGAAAATCCTGATGCTGTTCTATAACCGCCAGCACCAGCACCACCGCCACCACCTGAACCACCGCCACCACCGCCAGCTACTACTAAATAAGTAACTGAGGTTGTTGGGTTTACAGTTGTTATGGAATTACTTGCTGCGCTTGGAGCGCTTGTTCCAATAGCGTTAGTCGCTGTAACAGTAAATGTATAGGAAGTTCCAGCAGTTAATCCAGTTACATTAATTGTTCCTGAGCCTGCTTGACTTATTGTGCCTGTACCACCTGAAGGACTTGAAGTTGCTGTATATGATGTAATTACAGAACCACCATCACTTACTGGTGCTGTATATGAAACAGTTGCTGTAGTTGCTCCTGTAGCAGTTGCTGTTCCTATTGTTGGCGCATTAGGTACTGTTGCCGTTACTCCCCCACCTGCAAGAAGATTAAGAAAAATACCACTCATGCAAGATTGCCTGTAACTACCGCAGTAGTAGCACTAATGAAAAGAATAGTAGCTACGCCTCTTGTTGTGACGCTAAAACTACTAATATCTGCATCCGTACCACCTTTATAAACTGTTGTAACATTTGAACAAGCACAGGAAATAGATGCGCCTGTATTATTAAAGATGCTAATTACATCACCAGCAGCAAACACAGAGGCAGGAACAACAACAGTACCGCCAGTTCCTAATTCTATAAATTTACCTACATCACCAATAACTAGCGTGTAACTAGATGTTTTAGCGCCTGAATTTGGAATGTTTCTATAGCCAACTTTATTTGTACCATCTGCCGTACAAGAATCAAGATTTCCTGAAGCTGGTGTACCTAGAACTGGTGCAGTTAATGTAGCCGAACCAGTAAAGCTAGTTGCACTTAAAACACCAGTAGAAGGGTTAAATTGTAGTTTAGTAGAGCTTACATTTTGACCAGTAATTGTTCCGCTTGTAGCGCTTGTAAACGCTAAATAACGAGTTGCATTAGTGGTTGTATCGTCTGTAATCGTAATTCCGCTTGCTGGAAGCGCTTGCCAAGTAGGAGCAGAAGCGCCATTGGAAGTTACTACATATCCAGCAGTTCCTGTAGATCCAGCCAACGATAAGGTGTTGTTAAACCTTAAATCAGTAAATGTTCCAGCTAAAGGTGTTGTTCCACCAATAACCATGTTATTCATTGTTCCAGCGTTTGTAGGTGCTATTTCTACTGCGCCTGTGCCTGTAGGCTTAATATGAACATGACCAGTTCCAGTAGGACTAATATCTATTTGAGCATTAGCTCCATTTAAATTAGTTGAAACATTGATGGAAACATTATCGCCACCACCGCCACCCATGCTAATTTGGGTTGTTCCAGCCGAATTTCTAAGGGCTAAACCGCCTGAATTGGTAGCCTGAACTATTGGGGTAGTAAGACTTGAAGAAGCAGTAATTGTAGTAAATGCTCCTGAATTTGGAGTTGTTCCACCAATAGCAGGAGGAGCTGATAAATCTAAAGTTCCGCCTAATGTAAGATTTCCTGAAGTAGTTACAGTTCCTGAAAGACTGATTCCTGATACTGTTCCAGTTCCACCTACTGAAGTTACTGTTCCAGTTGTAGGAGTTGCCCATGATGGAACTCCTGAAGCCAAAGTAAGGACTTGACCATTTGATCCAGTTGCTAAGAATGTTGTTGCTCCACTAGCAGTCTGATAAGGAACATTTCCGCTTGCACCACCAGCTAAATTAGTAGCAGTAGTCGCTGAAGTTGCTGAAGTAGCTAAAGTAGCAGTTGCAGCATTTCCACTAATAGATCCTGTAATGGTATTAGTTACAGTTAAATTGCCAAGAGTTCCTAAACCAGTAATACCGCTATAAGAACCACTTAAACGACCTGAATCTATTGTTCCGCTAGTAATTTGCGTTGCGCCAATGGCAATACTTGTATTTGTTACGCTAGTCGCTTGACCTTGAGCGTTTATTGCAATAACAGGAACACTTGAAGCTGAACCATAAGTTGCAGCACTAACTCCTGTATTGGTAATGCTAAATACATTAGCAAAAAGACTTAAACCAGTTCCAGCAGTATAAACAGAAGATACGCTAAAGTTTGCCCAATTAAGAGCAGTAACCCCAAGAGTTCCACCATCTTGAGCTAGGCTATACCATGCAGAAAATGCTTGTGAGCCTTCTTCTACAAAGACAATAGCGCCTACATATTCTTGCCAATCATCAGCTCCTACAGCGTATTCCCAAGCTCCTGAGCGTACTACATAAATACCATTGTTTTGAGAAAGAGTTTGGTTTTTTACTAAAACTCTATCTCCATTAGTTAATGAAACTGTATCAACAGTCTGAAAACCTGATAACGAGGTTATATTTGCAACAGATGCTACCTTTACTGGTTGCTTCCAACTAAGTCCAGCAGCGTAATAATCCACATACTGTTTATTGGCAATATCTGTAGCACTTGTTGGAGCAGTTGTAATTGTTCCAGTAGTAGTAGCAATGTTAGTAAAAACACCAGTAGAAGGAGTTGTTGCGCCAATAGTAGTGCTGTTAATTGTGCTATTGGTAATATTAAGACCTGATTGACTTGGATTAGCCGTTGCATAAAACGGCTGACCTTGACCAATAAAAGTTTGAAAATTACCTTGAGCATCAAAATAAGCCTGAACAGGCAGTAGATTCTGAACAGTTGAATCTGATGGATTAGCCATAAAGCATCCCTTTAATTTTTAAGACTGATTCCCAACTGGAGTTATATACACAAGAGCAGGGCCTGATGCAGAACCAATAGCTGATACTTGGAAGTTATTGGCAGGAGTAGCTAAAACAATCGGCTGAGTCATCAAGGGAGGCAATACAAAAGAACCATTAGTTCCATCAACAGGAAGTGTAGCTGTTTTAGCTGTAATTGTTGTTGAAGAAATTTCAATAGCTACTGAATTAGCTCCAGCATTTAAAAAAGCTGCGTAATTCACTTGATTGTTACCTACTGATGAAACAGTAACAGCAGCATGAGCTGAAGCCGTTACTGATAAAGCAGTTGTCTGAGCTTGTAATCGTAAAACGATAGTATTAGACATAATTTGTCCTTAATTAGACTGCTGTAGCAGGATAAGAACCTTCAATACGAATAACATCAATTATGTAATTACCTGATGCTGGAGTTAATGAACCAGCAGTAATGTTACCGAATTGAACACTTAATGTATTTGCTGCCGAAACTCTAACATCAGCGACAAAAATGCCAGCAGTCTGAGCGCCAGCACAAGCTATTGCTACATGATCGGTTGTTTCTAGACCAGCGACAGTAAATGTTTGTGCAGCAGTAATATTAGCTGCGACTGCTGCTGGAGTTAAAGATGGTTGAATGTAGAAAGTGCTAATTGCATTTCCACGAGCAAGAGTTGTAGATGGCATAATATTTCCTTTGCAAAGAGGGTTGAACTACCACCCCATTATCCTATTTTTTTGTAAATATTCAATAATATTAACGATTTCGCAAATAATTCCCTAAGTGTCCTTCAAAAACTTTAAGTCCAATATGACCCATACCTATTTCAGGATCTATCCACACTCTGCCACCTATAGAAATCCATTTGTAACAAAAGCTGTAATCTTCTCCATGCTTAAATTTCAGTCCATTTCTATCGACAATGTAAGAGTCAAATAATGGATAGAACTCCTCATTAATAGCGCTTTTGTGAAAGTATTTTTCAGGAAATGCTTCGATCATTTTCTCTATGCAGTTCCTACTGATCTTGGTAAATCCAGCAGGAATAGCTTCAACTTCCAATAATTTAGTTTCAGGATCTGCCCAAAGCTCAGGTTTATCTAAGTATTTGACCATATATTGAACAGGTTCTACCCTAGAAGCATATATTCCACCTACCAAATCGACAGGATGATCTATAAGCCTTAAAAGCGCTCCACGCTCCCAACAGACATCCGAATCAACAAAGACAAGCTGATCGCAATCTGAATGGTAAAAATTAGTAGCAATTACTCCTCGGCAATCGGCTATTAAAGCGTTGCCAATATCATCAACAAGCGTAAATCTATCGCCTCTAGAAACTAATTGGATTAAGTCATCTATCAGACTGTGCATTGTTCCGATATGAACTGTGCCTGTATAAACAGGCATTGCAATCATTACATGAGTCATCTTCTTCCTTCACAAAGAAAAAGCCCACCCCTTTTAGGAGTGAGCTTCCGTTTATTACATTTGCTTTTAAGCAGTCAAACCAAGGTTTTTCAACGCTGTAATTACAGAGTTTACAGCCGTTGCAATTGCTGTTCCAGTAGCTGTATCGCTAATGGTAGTAATTGCAGAAGGTCTACTGATTGGAGTTGTGCCATAAAAGCCCATTTCACCACCAGCTAAACCTAGTGCAATACCATCTGCTGCATTGCCGTTGAATAGATAGACTGGGGTTACTGTTGATGCTGGTCCTGGATTAGCCATGATTTATTCCTTTCTTGAGCTAAAAAATTAAGATGCAATACGGCAAGCCAACTCAGGATAGAGTGGGGCCCAACCATAAAGAACATCCAAACGAGTTGGGATTGAGTCGTTGTTAATAGTGTATTGACGAACTACACGCATAGACAGACCAATTTCCTTGTCGCTTGCTCGACCAGCAAAATGAACACCTTCAGGCAACTCAAGATCGGCTACTGCGAGAGTAAATGCGTTCTTGTGCATGAGGATATTTTGTGGGCTAACAGTTCCTGCGCTATTAAAGAAAACTACAGATTGTGCGCCTGAACTTGTTACGCTGATGTTTTGGAATTGACCAGCGCTGATTGGAGCAGGAGATACATTGACTGTAATAGTTCCACCAGTTCCAGTAACCGCAGTATTGACTACAAAATTACGCAGTTTGCCGTAAGACTGACGATTCTGTGGGTTTACACCGAATACACCAGCAATAGTGAAAGTATCACCTTGATTTAATGTAACTGTGTTGGTCAAAGTCAAAGTAATGTTTGCAGAAGAAGCCCAACCGCTAGTCAAAAAGCCAGTAGCTGTAGTCACATTGACTGTAGCTGTTCCAGCGAATGATCCATAAGTTTGGTTCACAATGTTTTGATCCATCTTCCAATTCATACCACCTGAATCTCGACCCATCAGACCTTTACGATACTGAGCAGAAATAGCTTCTTGTGGAACAAAAAGACCCTTCAAGCTATCAACAATCGTTGCGCTTGAGAATGGATCGATAACAACAGCTCTGCGACCATCTCTAGGAGCGCCTTCAGAATCAAGGTAAGCACCAGCGTTTAAGAAGGTGATTAGTCCTGTTGGTGGAGTTCCTGCTGTTCCTACTGTGTTGTAAGTAGCATTTTTAGCCATTGTCAAACCATCTAAGTCGATTTTGTTTGCAATAGCTGCAACTGCTGGTTTTAAAACACGATCAGAGAACATATCCAAGCTCAATGCCAAATCCTGAGTAGTAAACTGCGTGTCCACATGGAACTGGGTGCTGAGGGTGACTGGTACTGAGGTTTCGTTGAAGTCCTCGACATTAAGCGCAGGGCCTGTCGTACCAATGAAACGACCAGGTCTACGGACATTGACTGTGTTACCAATCTTTGCACCGACTACAGCGAACTGATCATCATAGTTACGATCTACTTCAGATGTAAAAGTTAATTCGTTTTCCAAGACCATCAACGCTTCGTTGGTGATCTTGCTAATGGTTAATAAAGTATTACTCATTTTCTCTTTTCCTTAAAAGAAATTAGTGTTTACCTGATCTTCCCTGCCTTACGAGCTGCCTTCCATGCTTGGTAAGACCCATGAAACTCACCATCTGAGCCAATAGGTGTTTCCATTGCACTTCCAGTTGCTCTTATAGGACTAAGAGGAGCAGGAGCTTTAGACTTCTGAGTAACAGACTTACTTAAAGGCTTATCTTCAGCAATTGCTTGCTTCTCAAACTTAGCCTCCAATTTCCCAATCTCTCTAAGCGCTTTTGACATAGGTAATGCTTGGAACTTCTCAGCTTCTTCTTCCTCTAGACTAGCTAAATGGTAAAGAATCTCAGGGCCAACATCCGACTCAATGATTGCATCCCTAACTTCGTTGCTTACAACAACTTTAGTAGATTCAACAATATCGTCAAAATCAGCTAAATTAGGCTTTGCTTTGGCTAGTTTCTCACTCCAAGTCTTTAGGACTTTAGAGCGTTCTTCTTGAGCTTTGCGAACCGCTTCTTGCTGATCCCTATCGTATAACGCTTTCTCTGCTGACCATTCCGCTAATGCCTTTGCATATTCAAAAGCATCATCAAACTGATCTGCCCTAGGTTCTGTTCCAATTGGATTTTCCACATTTTGCTGTGGAGCAACCCTTTCTTCATATTCCCTAAGTCTAGCTTCCAAAGCCTCTTTTTCAGCTTGCACCTTAGCAGAATTTTCTTCTGCCAATTTACGAGCCTTAGTAAGCTCCGAAAACCGCTTTTCGAGTTTAGGATTTTGTTTCCGTTCCTCTGTTACTTTCGCTTCAGGATCTGATTCTTGTTCACTCTCACCTTCAGCTTCAACTATCGGCTCTGATTTAGGAGTTTCCTCAACTTCATCAGCCTCAACAGGAGCTTCCTCGGTAGCTAAACCAAGACGATTCATAGTCCATTCGGCTAAATTATCACTTGTTACTACATTTCCAGCTTGTTTTGCTTCTTGCACTTCTGCCATGAGTTTTCCTCAAGATTTAACCCAATGATCCCATTGGTAGGTTTACAACACTTCATTTTTACCACCAAAACTTATTTAAAACAATATTATTTGAAGTTTGTATTATCTTCAACTTGTTCTCTATGAACACTTTCAAAATGATGAGCTGCTTCTTTTCTTTCTGCTGGAGAAAACATTTTGTGCCAAGGTGTATCAGGAGTTCCATGCTCTTTGTGATACGACTGAGCTGCTCGATCCGCATGGTATCCCCATAATTTACGAGCTTGTTCTTGTTCATAAACACCTTTTGACATTTTCTTTTGTAAGTTTTTGACAATAGGAATATGACTTGATTTATATAAATGTTGATCGTTATCAGCATGGAGAGCTAATTCTTTAGCTCCAGCGCTCATTTTGTCGTAATCAGGTTCATCATATTTAGGCTTTCCAGCCTTTTTATCCATCTCTGATTTGATGAATTGTTCTCTGTTTTCGCTTGTAACTAAAGGCATTATTGGACTCCTTGTGGCATTGGTTGTTGGGGTTGCATTGGTTGTTGCATTTGTTGGGGTTGAATTGGCTCTAAAGCTACATCTCTAGGAGGCATAGGAATATTGGTTTGAAGCTCTCCAGTTAAAGGATTGGCTTCATGCGCTATATCACTAGCAGCTTCTTTTGCATAAGCAAATTGCTCATCATTTCTACGCTCAATTTCAGCTTCCAGTTGTCTTGTGTCAAGATTAGCAATAAGTAGCTTAACAATTGCATCAATTTCTGTCTTGTTTTGGCTAGTGATAGACCTAGTATTTTGGTCATTGACCTTAACTTCTGCCATTGTCTGAGTGTTATAGGCTCTAGCAGTAGTTTCCATAAGTGTGCGCTTAGTATGAGCTTCTTCCTTGGCTTGTTGCATTGTTGCGCCATATTTAATATCCATTCCCAATACTTGAATCTGTTGTTGCAACTGTTGGATCGTTTGTTGAGATTGAGCCAATTGCATTTGAACTTGAGGAGGAATGTCTGATTTCTCGTCAATCTGAGCTAATGGATTAGATGCTGCAAGTCTGTCGGCAATAATCTCAGCGCCTGGGAAGTCCATGTTACGGAAGATTAAATCACCAGCAGTTGCCATTAAGTTAGGATCGGCAGCTAGTAAAGTCATCATGTTTTCAACAGCTTCTGTTCTCTTGGTTGAGAAGCCAGGCCCTGTATCCATAACCACATCATAGCGACCAACAGACACATCATTAAGGATTTTCTCAATACCTTCTTCATCCGTTACTCGTTGATTTAAAGTAACAATCTCAGGCTTTTCATCAGCTCCAATAATTCGCATTACACGCTCTGTATCGTAAATATTTGGAATTAGATCAAGAATGATGCGACCACAATAGGCAATAGAGCGAGTCAGATTGTCGTAATAATGGAAGTTCACCATATCAACTTGTTGTTGCTGACCAGCTAATGCTTTACCTGAAATGTTTCCTTGTGGGAGCTGACTAGGATCATAGATGCCTACGACAGTCATTAAGTCTGCACTCATTCCTTGAGTTGCTGCAATAACTCCAGCAGGAGGAGGCTCAGGCTGTAAACGAGTAGGAGGTTGAGCTACTCTGCCTTCACTATCTGTTTGCTTATAACGCAATACAGGCATAGCTTTGATGTTAGCTTGATTCCACTCTTGCTCATGTCCTTCGTCTTGACCTTCAGCAAGTAACCACTTGGCTTTAGGAGCTAAAGCGACAGATTCTGTCAAAGCTGTAGTCCAGTAGTTATACATACGCTGTGGATCTTTTGCCATTCTGACCAAGCCAAACTTCTTATGCTTGGCATCAATAATGCAAGACTGACCATAGACAGGAATAATTGGAATGTATTTACCAGCCCAATCTCCTTCTTCAAGCACTTGCATAGCTGTTACTTTGCACCATTTAATTTGTTTCTTGTAGGTATCTCTACGCTCAATAATGGTAATTCCAGCATCTGCTAATGCTTGTTCGCTAGGCATTTCGTCTTGATAAACACTTGTTCCATCTGACAATAAAACAAGTTTTGTAGGAGTTTTAACTGTGTAAAAGTATTCAGCAATCCGAACATCTTCCTTTGTTACCCATTCTGCATCCGAATCACCAGTTCCTCTGCTATTAAAGCCTTGACCATCATCTTTGTCAGGATACATAGCTTTAAAAGTCTTTTTGCTTACTACAGTAGTAATTAAACAACGCTCTGCATCCGAGCCATCAGGTAACTGTGAATTAGGATCAAAATAGACTGTAAAAGGATTGTCGATTGGTCTAATGTAGATTTCTTGGTCAAAGGAATCATCAGAGATGTAATCGGTCATTACTCGGAAGTAACCCCAACCCATCTTAACTGCGTATTCAACTGCCGTATCGTATGCGACATCAGCAGAGGATTGATATTCAATGTGTCGGCAAACACCACTAAGAATCTCAGCTAACTTAGCATCTGCCTCATTGTTCATGCCTTGCACTTTAATGCGAGGTCTTTGTTGTCTGATTTGGTTACAGATTTGACGAACATAAGCATCAACCTTATTAATCGTCAAGCAAGGTCTAGACTCTAGAACTCGGCTATTTTGCACATCTACTGGCCATTGATCTCCAGCGCAAAACCTTACATCATCAAGAGCTTCAGCTCGATTGTTAGAGTCGGTATCGTTACAAAGATTTAGAAACTTCTTAGCTTCATTGATACGACTATCTTCGCTTGAATCTTGATCTTGATAATCTGCCATATTTATCCCATCCAACTGCCACCCAAGGCATAATTTTGTTTAACTGGTTGCCTTTTCTTAGGCTCATTTACCATCAATCCAATATACCTCCATGCATCTGCACCATGACTGTAGATGTTATGGAGTGGCTTTTGGCTAAAAGTTCCATGTTCATCAACATCATAGCGATAATGTCTTAAACAGTTTAAACCTTCTTCTGTATTTTTTCTATCAAAATAACATCTTGGGAATATTGTTCTTGCAGCATTGATTGAGTCTGTAATTGGAACTCGGTCAAGGATCTGAACTTTCAATCCTGTCGCTCTAACTATTTCCTCAATCGACTTTCCTGTTCCTAATGATTTGGCAGCAGCATCATGTGGTAGCCAAATAGTGTCATAAATGTATCCAAATGTTTGCATTAGGCTTAGATAGTGCTGAATAGTCTTTTGGTTATCTTCGAAGTAACGCAATACTCGGATCTCAAAACCCACAAATTGTACGATCCAAGCAGCCGTATTATCTGCCCAACCAAGGTCAAAAATAATATGACATGGTTTGGAAGGATCATAGGGAACATTGGTAATTCGGTTCTCAAGCTCTGCTTGTTCCATCTCTTTACCAAAGATAGCGCCATCAACTGTATTTCTTGTTGAGCCTTCCCACACATTGTTATAGGCAGATAAATCCCTAGATTTAAGCGATAAGCGTTCTAGATTAAGGGTTTCAGGAAACCAAGGATTGTCATTCCAATTAACTTTTACAACTATTGATCTTTCAGGAGGATTCTCCACAAATCGTTTCCAAGTATCGTCAGACTGCAACTCAGGATTAAAACTTACCCATATTTCTGAGTCTTGTTTACGGATCGTTGGGATAAGAACATTCCAACTGTTAGCCGATACGCTTTGTGCTTCCTCAACCCAACAGATGTCTATTCCTTCTATACTTTTAACATTATTTGTATTGTTTTTGACACCAGCAAAAATAAACTCAGTTCCGTTAATGCCTTTAATTGAAGTTTGAGTAATCTCATAGAAGGACTCCATGTTCAACTCATATATTTGATCTGACAAGAGCTTGTGAACTGAATCCCTAATGCTAGTCTGAAATTCCCTAGCGCATAGGATACGCAAAGGTTGTTTAGTACCTTTAGCTAACAGCGCTCTAGAAAAACACCATGATTTTGCGCCACCTCTACCGCCAAAAAATATGCGATACCGCATTTTCTCAGGTTGAAATAGTGCTTCAAATTTCTTAGGAAACCTTATCCTAGAAACTGCATCCTTAATCTTCTGACTTGTTTCCATCAAACTCTAAGGCATTTGTTGGCTCTGCATCAATAAACATGATCTCCACGCTCTTGAGCAATGGAGCGCCTTCAGCTCCAGTTAGCTCCTGTCTAATGCGCTCTGAATACTTTTTAGGAAATCTTGCTGCCATTGATCTAGACCATAGACCAACATTCAGCTTATCCCCATCTTTATGCTCTACAAGGTAGGCTTGAGCGTGTTCTTCCCACCAAATCAGCTCTTTAACCTTTGCTTCTTCCAAGGCATGAAAAAATTCTTCGTATTCATCTCTCCAATTGCATAAGGTTCTGTAAGTGATTCCCAATGCTCCTGAAATCTGTTCTAAGGATTTACCCTTAGCTCCTAGCTCTATAGCCTTTAAGCAATAAGAAGGATCGTATGCACTAGGTCTGCCAACAGGATTAGCAGAAACAACTCCTCCTTCTACATTTGCAGTAAAAGTTTCTTTAATAGGAGTTGCTTGCATTAACTGAGTCATTAGGATTCTTCAGTAGTCTTTTCGGTATTCTCTACCAATTCCTGAGCTTTTGCATCAGCTTCAGCTTGCATGATTGCATGAGCTTGTGGAATAGCTTGGATTTTGATCTTCTCAATAACAGGAGCAACCAAAGCGTATTCCCCTTTAGATAACGCTGCCAAGATAAACTCTACTTCTTGGATTGTTAGGTCTTTTAAGGTAATCATTAGCAATTCCAATTCTTTAATGATGCTTTAGCTCTTTCGGCAGGCCCTTTAGCTTTTTTGACAACTCCTTCCATCCTTGCACAGAAAGAGGCTTTTCTACCCTTGTCTTTCTCTGTCTTAGGATTTGGTGCAGGAGGCTTTAAATTGGCATTGTTCTTAGCGTTGTATTCAGCTCGACCTTTAGCTGTCATTCCAGCTCCCTTGTCTGTAGGATTGTAGGTCTTGTCTTTTCCTGTCGTTTTACGAGGAATTGGCTTGTCATGTTTTTTGGTTGCCATAATTACACTTTCTTAGCAGTTTTAGCAGATTGTTTAAAAGCTGCTGCTGTAGGAGCGCCTTTAGATCCTACTTTACGCATCCTTTCAACTGGTTTGCCTTCTGCTTTTTGTCTTTCTATGCGTTCCTGCTTTTTATGAATATTGGCATAAAGTCCGTTTTTAGTAGCCATTTCCTGTTCCTTTCGTCTATGTTGCTTCCAAATTTGGTCAAAAATAACCGATACGACAACTCCAAAAGCGAATATTGCAATAATCTCAAACATGAGCTTTCTCTTGTATGAAACAGACATCTTGCCAACTCATTACTAGGTAACGCTCACCATCTTCTGTGTATTCAAAGTATTTTAGATATTCTTCAGTTCCCATAGTTCCATAACGAACAAAATCACCTACAGCTATAGGCATTTCCTGTCTGCGACCCTTAATGAACTTACCTTCGCCAACAGCTACGACAGTTCCCATATTCGCTTGCTCATACATTACAACTTCAATAATGGAGCTTTTGAGCCTTTCTTGAGGCTTTACAACGATCTTATCGCCAAGTGGTTTAAGTTTCATCTTTAACCTTTCTTGGTCTGCCTTTTGGCTTAGGCGCTACAAAGGAAGCATCTTCCATGAGCTTTTTGCGTTTTTCGATTGCGACAATCTCCATGTCTTGAACCATTGTTTCAAAGACAGGATTTGGAGGAACAATGACAAATTCACCACACCATTCCGAACCATGTCGGTTTTGGTAAGTAGGAAATCGTCTGCATAAACCCATTAAATCATTTTCTTGATAAAGAAAATATATACAGGAATTACAACCATCTTTAGAATTTATATCAGCCATCCAACATCTCCGAGTTGTTGCTTGGTTAGAGATCCCCTAGAACCTTCACGCTAGGGGATTTCGCTTTTTAACAGCCACGCTTATGTGTGTAGCAAACACCAGCAGTTTTGCCTGTATTAAATAACTTATCACTACCACAAGCATCTTCTTTGCCCATAGCTACACCACCAGTTTTACGCTCCATACGCTCACCAGTTTTGTCAGATGAGGTTGCTTTAGCTGGAGCTTTAGCGCCAGTAACTGAAGGAATACCAGTCATAGAATCCATTTTGCCCATGTTTTTCTCCTATAGAAATTTGATGACAGGCTTTATTTTCGCTTAACTGCAATGGTTGTCAAGCATTTTTACTAAGCGTATTGCACCATCAACATCATTAATTCTAACAACTGTTGATCCTCTCCAGTTCATCATAAACAGTTCTTGAGTGGGAGTGTATTTACTTTTTTCGTTTTGTTTAATTTCAACTAAACAAGTAATTTTATTTTTACCAACAACTAAATCAGGAAAACCTCCTGCGACTCTGCTGGTATCAAATACAGAACAACCTAACTGTCGTAAGGTTTTGACAATTTCTGAATGGTTATTGTCAGTTCTCTTTGCGTAACTCAATTAATTCCTTTGTTTTTTCTAATAAATCTTCTTCACTCATTCCCCAATACTTAGCAAAGCCTTTATGTCCTAAAGTATGTACCGAGTTATCTCCAAGCCTGTGATGCCACATACAGAGTGGTATTGCATCCGAGTTGCTACGCTTTTGACCAAAGCGCCTTATGTGATGGATCTCAACTGGTGAATCGTCTATGTCTTTAACTTCCTTCTGTCTGCACAAAATACATCCAAGCCTAGCGAGTTGAGCGTATTTTTGTCTTTCAGATTTATTCATTAAAAAGGTTCTGTTAAATCCACATATTCAAACAAATGTTTAGGAACATCATAGTAAAGCTCATGCTTCGTATCATCTTTCATTTCCCAAAATGGAAAAGCTAAAACTGCATTTCCCTTAATCCAATAAGCATGAGTCATGTTTTGCGTAAGCGCAAAGAACAAAGTCTTAGGCGCTTCAAGCATATGCTTTTTGCGAACAGGAACATGAATTGTGGGAAAAGGACAGGTTGGATACCAAGACCTTACTTCTACTTCAGCAAATCCTATTCTTTTTCCATTTCTTCCCAAAATTAAATCAGTTCCATAAATATCAGGATTATCTTTAGAATCCATTCCCCATTTCATCTTAACCCAAGCAGATACAGCTTTACGAGCTGGAGGATCGTATTGGTCATGTAGAACTTGGTCAAACTTCTTAATCTGCATGAGATATATCTTCAAGTTTTAAGGCAGCTTCCACAAGCTCATTTGCAATTTGTTTTAACGCATCTTTATTTTGTGCAATTGCAGCGTTGTAGTAAGCATCTAAAAGTCTTTTTGCATCTAAAAATGGTTGGCTAAAATCTATCATTAAATATTCCCCTGTCTGCGATTGCTACTCAAAGTTCTCCAAATATCAATAATTCGGATCTCATGGTTTCGCTCATTGTCAATTTGCTTAAAATTCTTGAGCGCTTCAGTCCACGCTTTGACAGCTTTAGCGTAAGTTTCGCTAGATTTGGCTATAGCTGTTCTTTCGGCAACTGTTCCTTCAGCAAGCAAAAAGGCATGACTTTCAGCTTGTTTCAAACCTTCCTCAAGGTATTTAAGCTCCCCATACCATCTAGCATGATTCTCGTCAGACATAGACAGCTTGATTAAGGCTTCCTCAATTCGGTTCTCATTTAATTGATCTAAGTTCATTTCCATTCTCCTTTTTCATCAGCTCTGTTTCTTTTTAACCATTGATCTTCATAATCCCTTAACAACTCAAAACTTAATTTGTTTTTGTATTTGTATAAATATTCTTTAAAAACCTTTAAACCCCATTGTCTGCGCCACATAATAAGCTGTCTAACAGCGCATTGGTGCTTGTAAATTTGCTCATTTTTCAATTACCCAACCCTTAAATTCTCCAAGCTGAAAAAATTGTTTTGCATTTTTAGGTATGTTGATTGGTCTTTGGACACCTGAAAGACTAAGTTCTTTATTCAAAATATCCTCAGCTTTTGCTCCGTTTTTCAATTTCCAAAACATTGTGAGTCTTTTCATCACAGTAGAAAAATAACCATGCTCATCACAAAATTTATCAACTACGATAATTGCTCCACCTTTATTCATTTTTTCATAAAGTTGCTCTATAAATTTTTCTTGTTCATTGACAGGAAAAAACATGGTTGTAAGCATCAAAATAGCAACATCAAATGATTTATAGTTATGCAGAGTTGCATCACAAATCCTTACTTCATAAAGATTGTCTGTGTTGTATTTATAAATTTCACACATTTCTTCGCTTTGATCTAAAGCAATTATTTCTGCATTTCTTTCATGTATTAATTCTTTTAAAGCCAAAGTCATGTTTCCTGTGGAACATCCAATATCATAAATAACCCCATTTTTAGGTAAATAATTTCTTGTAATGTAAGCAACTGATTCTGTTACCAGCTCATACCAAGGAAGTTGTTCCCTAACATGGGAATCAAATTTTTCAGCAAACCCTTCTTCAAAAGTCCAATCTTTCATAATGGCAACCTTTTAGCTATTTCATAAATAACATTGACAGTTACAGCTCTACCGCAACGCTCATATCGTTGAGAATCTCCAACTAAACTTCCATCTGAATACCATTTTGTCCAGTTATCAGGCAATGATTGAAGTCTTTCACACTCCAAAGGAGTTAATTTTCTTAAACTTGATCCAACCATTACTCCATGCCTATCCTGAGCTGTTACAGTAAAAGCGACTTCGTTATGATCTTTTATTCTTCTGCCGTTTTGCCTTTTTTCTTTACGATCAGGAGTTAAAACAGCTCTAACTTCAGTTCCAATATAAGGAACATTATTCCCACCAGTTCCCATATTTGCTGTCAAAGTAGGTGCGTAATCACCTTTTATATCTCTGAAATGGGTTCTTCTCCATTGGGTTGCTCGAACAAATCCATTTGATTCGTTTCCTTCGTCAATAACGGCTCTTGTTCCGCCGCCTTTGTAATAGTGTCCGTCAAGCGTTGGTAAATAACTTGACCAAATCCGTTCCCCTTGTCCTTGTGTTTCTTGGTTCTGTCCACCATTCTCTGCAAAGCACCTTCCGAGAGGAAATACTTTGGGAGGGGTTCTGCCTCTAAGATGTCCGATAATAAACACTCTTTCCCT